GAAATATCCTAATGACGGATGTGGGACAATATCAATTAAATCAGCATAAATTTCAAAGGATGTTGAATTCAATTTAGCACCAAGTGTGTCATAATTCATTCTCAGGTACATTTGTTCCATTATATTTGCTAAGAATATACTACCTCCATTTTCTGTCAAATTCTTCAGCATATTTGCCACAATCTGTTGTCTGAGCTCTAAGCTTGCACTAGGTTTCATATGTAGACATGCACTAGCAAACTTCATTATGATTGATATCACAGTGTTCATTGCATCCCAGAGTGAACTGTATTCGCCTATATTGCATTGGCAATCTATACATGATTTTACAGCTGATAATTTTGCTCCAAACAATGGCATTGACCATTTTATCAGTTTAGACAACCCTGATAATAATAAGCTATCTGTTTTATCGAAGTGAAGATTAGCTTGCATCTGCAACATGTAGGTTCTCAATGTCTTATCAACTATATTTGACAAACTATCATAGTGTACTATACTGAGAGGCATCATTACATCCAGTAGTGCATCAAATGTGTTGGAGAAATTGAATTCTGATAAACTAGAATTGCCTAGTATGTATCCAAATATCACTGCTGTTAGTTTGTTATATGAGCATCCTCCCCTTCTCATGCATGCAATTCTTTCAGACAATTTTACTTTCATCTTTTCCACTAAATCCATGTAGTCTCTGACAGATTTTGATTTGGCTTCAGACAATATGAACATGACTCGTGATACTAGGGTGCTCTTCACTTTAATGAATAACCTTTTCCCATTCACATTCAATTTGAATCTTAAACTTAAAATAGTGTCCCTGTATATTGAATCATCACTACCACAATTGTAAGTTAGTAATAATGTTTTCATATTCTCTCTTATGGATAAATTCACCCTGAACAATTCAAACATTTCACTAGACATACTATCAGTTTCATTTTTTGATTCAGTCTTTATCACATTTAGCATGTCGCTTGTTGTTGAATTATATATATCCCTCTTCAAATCATCCATCAGTAATTGGTGAGATGCATGCAATAATGATGATATATAGTGCAGTTGCCCTTGCATGAAGTTAGTTAAATTTGTCATAAAGTAATTATCCTTCTCGAGAAGAAGATTGTGTCTAAGCGATACTCCCAAAAATTGATCAGCTAACTCATTGATCTCCTGATCACTAAGTGATCTTTTTGTCAAATCATTCTTGTATTTCAGAAATAAGTCGAGCACCTTTGCAGGTAACTCTATCTTCTTGTTACTTGTCAGGTTCAGCATATCAGATATTACATTGATGCATACAGATGGAAATATTGTAGCAAGAAATACGAAGAAATTCTTCATCACAAATAACTGTGCCCAAGAGCTAGCATCTGTACTATTTATACTCGTTGATAATTTAACATCATAATCACTGTACTTGTCCTTAGCAATTCTTCTGTGGTATGACATCTCATTCTGCATTGTCATGTACGTGTAGTACTTATCACTTTTCTTAGTCAAAGTCTCATTTGGCATCAACTTACATAATGATCTGCAGGCCCATTCAATAGAGGCTATTGTAAGTCTACTACTTAGTTCAAGTACAAAGATTTCTCTAACTCCATTCAACTGGTTCTTTTTGAACAAATTCACTATTACACCTTTGAAGTTTGATGTAACATATTTAATTATCTGACTTATCGTTATTAGAGGGTGTGTCGATACAATTTTCTTATGTAAATACAAACTTACAGTTTCAACTAATTTGCTTCTATTTCCTATGACCCTTGTTTTAGCACCATAGTTGCATGTTGCTTTAGCAATGTCAATGTATTTTAAATCATGTGTTGAGAAATCATTATCCACCATTTTAAGATCTTTTGATCTTCCAGTCCAAAAGAATTCATAGTCATCAAGGTCATCTAACATTTGCTCTTCTTCTTT